CATGCGGCCTCCCGCAGCGGGTAGAGCCTGCGAAGATCGTCAACCTTTCGATCAAGCTCGCCGAGGAATTCGATCACGTCATTTTCCAGTCTCGCGATCAGCGCCTCGCCGCGGTGCTGTCGCGCGATAAACAAGCGCATGTTTTCTGGCATTCTGGGATCGAATGAAATGTAGTCGCACCATTGGCGACCGCTGCAGGCCATCTGCCATTCCATTTGCAAAACATATTTAGATGGTATGACTCCGCTGAGCAGCGTCTCGATGTGCGTGGCTGTGTTGGGGCACTTGATCTCGACCAGGCCATCATCGCCCACGAGGCCATCGGGGCTCGCGCCGGTCATCTCGATCACTGGATGGTCAATGAAGCCTGCCGGCTCAACCGTCCTATCGGTGTGGAATTCATAGGCCGCGCGTGCCAGCGGTTCGGTATCAATGCCGTGCTGCATGACCGCATTCGTATAGCTCTCGGCCGGCACGCCGGTCAGCCGCTCGGCCACAAGCTGCGCCATGTAGTTCGCGCGCGACGCGCCCCAGCCTGACTTGGTTTTTGCGAGCGCGTCGGCAAGGCGCGAGGCCGTCAGCTTGCCGAGCCGCTGCGCAAACCATTCCGGTGTTTGCTGGTCCGTCATCGCTTCGCCCCCTTGGCATTGAGCGCGGCGACGGCCGCGGCGAACTTGGCGGCCGGGATCTCGGCGAGCGACGGCACCTTTAAATAAGCGCAGAACCGCATCTTGTCGGCGCCGACCTCGTCGCAGAGGTGGATCAGTTCGGCGAGTTGCTCGGGCGAGATCGCGCCGCCGTTGCCGGACGCGGCGCCGTCATCGTCCGCGCTCGCTGCGAGCCCGAGCGCCGCCTTGAGTGAATAGCGCTGCAAATAGGTGAGCGCAGAACCGAGTGCCTGTATCGCGTTCTTTGAGCCCGACGTATCGGCGCTGCCGGACAGCGTGTTTTCCTCGGCGTGCCCCTCCGCATGGAATACGATGCACGTCACGCTGATGACGTTGTTTTCGGTGTGGGTGCGGAAGCGATAGCCGAGCCCGTGCTTGGACAGGATCGGGTCTACCGCCCGTGCGATCGCAGCCATGTCCTCGTATTTGTACTGCGTGCGGCCGTTGCCGGCATTCATCTCGCGGTTTTTGATGATGACCGGTATCTCGGCTTTGGCCTCAGAGATGGCCGCGTCGAATGCCTTGCGCGCGTTCCGCGCTTCCCAGCGCTCTTGCAGGTCCATGATCTTCTCGGCGAGCGCCGTGTTGCCGGCCGCGACCGCCATGGACAGCATGGCCTGCGGCGTGACCGGCGTCGTCATGGGAAGTGGCGTGCTGCCGTTTGCTGGAAGGTTCACGATTTCGGCTTCGGTGGTCGTCATGCGAACAGCCTCAGCAGGATCATGCCGGCGCCGATGAACAGCGAGAGCGCACATATTGCGGCAAAGTCGGAAGCTTCACGATCAAGCGACACGGTAGTTTCTCCGGTTGTCAGGGTTCAATTGCGCACGGCCATCATCGACTCGTGAATGCACATCTTCCCGCCCGTGTCGTCGAACCGAACGATAAACCATCCATCGCCCGGAAGCGGCAACTCGCTCTTGCGCGGCCGCACAATGGTTCCCGTCGCACTGTGCTCGTAAAGCGTCGTGATCCTGTCGCCGATGTTCATTGCCTTGCCCTCCTTATTCAGCGGCGCGCAAACCACGCGCGTATTCCAGCCCGGCATTGGCCTCGACGAAGTCGATCACCGTGTCGGGGGGCATGTCGCTCGGGTCGAGGCGGTTCGCCACTTCGATCGCGATTGCCTCGGTCACGTCGTCGGCGGTGTGCTCGACGACATTGAAGGCATAGACCTTCATGACGTGCACGACGTTGCCGCTGATGATGTCCTCGATCACGGACGCCCGCGAGCAACTGTCTTCCAACGATCGCTCGGCGAAGTAGCCGGCCGTCTCTTGGTGGGCGCAGAGGACCGCGTAGTGGGTGACGTCGCGGGCCGCGATTGCGCGCAGCGTCGTCGGGTGCGACAGATCCTCGGGGTAGTCATTCGGGGTGGGGTCATTGGGCATGTGGGTGGTGCTCCGTTGTTGTGGGAGCATTTGTACGCCAGATGTACAGGACGGTCAATAGGAATGTGCGCCCCACGCACAATTATTTTCGTGCGGTGCTAAGTCAATGAGTTTTTGGTGGAATCAGGGGTCGGCCTTGACGATCGTCTTGGCGATGTCAACGATCATCCGCCGCTCGTTCGGCTTTGCCTGCTCCCAAACCGACCAGATGTCCACCGGGTCGGATGGATCTCGCTCCAACAAGGTGAAGGGGTGCGTTCCGAGGGCTTTTGCAATGGCTTCCAGCGTGGGCTGGGAGTACGGCTGCAGCCCGCGCTCGATCCGCGACAGGCTCGCGTGGGTGATCCCTATTCGGGCCGCAAGCTGCTCCAGCGTGAGGTTGCGGAACTCACGCCACTGGCGGATATAGGTAAGCTGGTACTGGGCCATATTCTGGTCGCCTGTACCGAGTGCGTACCACGAACAAGATTACGGTAAATGTTTCCGCATGTACAAGGGGGTTGACGAACAATGTGCGTCGGGCGTACAAATGGGCAATGCACCTGTCCGACTACATGGCCGCCAAGAACCTCTCGGATGAAGAGGTTGCTTCCGCTATTCGGCGTTCCCGCCCAACGGTGAGCCGGATCCGGCGCAAGCGCGTGCGGCCCGATTGGGAAACGCTGCGGCGCATCGAGAAATTCACCGGCGGCCGCGTGACCGCGTCCGACTTCACGCATATCGAAGCCGTGGCCGCCGAGTGACGACCTGAACGGGGACGATCGATGCTGGTCGTCGAGCAGATCAAGCGCGCGGTGTGCCTCGAATTCGGCCTGTGCCGGGCCGAGATCGAGTCGCACATCAAGCGCCCGTCTGTCTCGACGCCGCGAATGATCGGGATGGCGTTGGCGCGTCGACTGACGCGGATGTCATTTGCCCAGATTGGGCACCGCTTCGGCGGTCGCGACCACACGACGGTGGTCCGCGCCTGCCGGCGGATCGATCCCTACGTGGTGATCGTGGCGCAAACGCTGCCGGCCACGGCGACGGCCGAAGAATGGGTCAGGGCGGTGTGGTCGGTGATGGAGATCCCGCGGTGAAATGGTCCGACCCCTTTGGTGACCTGCCGCGCGGCCATTTCGGCGCGATCCTTGCCGATCCGCCATGGCACTTTCAAAGTTGGGCCGGCGGCAGGCTTAACGGTGATCCGGCACATCGTCGCGTCTACACGCCAAGCCGCGCGCCGGACTATTGCACGATGCGCGAACCCGAACTGGCCGCGTTGCCGATCGGCGAGCTAGCCGCCCCCGATTGCGTGCTGTTCCTGTGGACCTGCTGGCCCGTGCTGGAACAGTCGCTGCGCGTGCTCGACGCATGGGGCTTCACCTACAAAACTTGTGCCTTCTCCTGGATGAAGGCCGATCCCTATCGGCTGTTTGCCGACGAATTCACGCCGTTTGCGGGGTTGGGCTATTGGACGCGCGCGAACACCGAACCGTGCCTTCTCGCCACGCGCGGCAAGCCCAAGCGTCTCAATGCCGACGTGCGCCAGGGCATTATCGCGCCGCGCCGCGAGCACAGTCGCAAGCCAGACGGCATCCACGAGCGGATCGAGCGCCTTGTCGCTGGTCCCTACCTCGAACTGTTCGCCCGCCAGCGGCGTCCTAATTGGACCGTATGGGGCAATGAGACGGACAAGTTCAAGCCCGCCGCGTCGGAATACGACGCGGCAAAGGACATAGAGGGCAGTTTCAACGACGCCTATGCGGCCATCCGCGAGCGGATGGCGGCCGGTGGCCCAGGGTGGGAGCCAAAGGCATGAAATGGTCCGACCCAGAGCCTCTGGCGGCACTGCGCAAGCTGGCGGGGCGCGGCTGGCCGGCGTCCGATATCGGGCTCGAGCTCGGCGTCACCAAGAACGCGATCATCGGCGCGGCGCGGCGCAACGGTATCCCACTGACTCAGGCCACGCATGGCCCGCCACGCCCCAGAAACAGGCCAAGGAAGCGCCG